GTATTGCAAGCGTGATGCGGAACTTACCAGGAGGGTGGCTGTCAGTCTGGAAAAAGAGAACAGGAAGCTTCCCTTTTCCAGAAGATCTTATGAGCTTGAAATAAATGTAAGGACTGTCCTGGATCAGCAACAGAAAAATGGATTTGCATTCAACATAAGGGATGCAATGATCCTGCTGGCCCGTCTGGAGGATGAACAACATGCGCTGGAACGGAAGGCAGAAGAAATGTTTGAGCCTACAGAAGTAAAGCTGAAGACAAAGACTAATTACATTCCCTTTAATATAGCCAGCAGGAAACAGATAGCGGAGAGACTGAAAAGAGAGGGGTGGAAACCTACACATAAGACTAAGAAGGGTAATGTAATTATCAGTGAAGAAATTTTAAATGAACTGGACATGAAAGAAGCCAGGATGTTCAGCCGATACTTCCTTCTACAAAAAAGAACTGGTCTTATCAAGTCCTGGATACAGCAGTGTGAGGAAGATGAAAGGGTGAGGGGAAGGGTGCTTACCCTTAAAACCATTACCGGACGCATGGCACATCACAGTCCAAACATGGCCCAGGTTCCAGCCAGCTACAGTCCCTATGGAAAGGAGTGCAGGGAACTCTGGACAGTTTCCAATCCTGGTACACATGTCCTGATGGGTACGGATGCCAGCAGTCTGGAGTTAAGATGTCTGGCTCACTATATGGAGGATGAAAACTTTACCAGGGAGGTACTTACAGGAGATGTCCATACTGCCAATCAGAAGGCAGCGGGTCTGGATACCAGGGATCAGGCCAAGACTTTTATATATGCCTTTCTTTATGGAGCAGGTCCGTTTCGCATAGGCAAGGTGGTTGGAGGAGGATATAAAAAGGGAGAGGAATTGATAGCTGAGTTTCTGGACAACATGCCCAAGTTAAAAAGTTTAAGGGACAAGGTTATTGAAGAAGGGAAAACCAAAACCATCAAGGGTCTTGACGGCAGGATGTTACATATAAGATCTCCCCATGCCAGCCTTAACACCCTATTACAGGGAGCCGGTGCCATCATTTGTAAGCACTGGCTTGTCCACATGATCAGGCATATAAACAGGGAGGGCATAGATGCCAGGCTTGTTGCCTCTATTCATGATGAGTATCAGTTTGAAGTAGCAAAAAAGGACATGAGAAAACTGGGAGAAATTACCAGGAAAGCAATACATCAAACCACAGAAACACTAGGCATGAAGTGCCCTCTTGATTGTGATTATAAAACAGGAACTACCTGGCTGGAGACACACTGATGGGAGAACAAGGGGAACTTTTTGGTAATGTTAAATCCATAGACACATCCAAGGGAACCAAGAAATGTATAAGATGTAAGGAAGAAAAAGGTATTGAAAGCTTTGAAAAAGGATGGTTAAGAAAAGATGGCACCCATAAAAGACAGAACCTGTGTTCCAAGTGTAGAAGAAAGCATGCAAGAACACGGTGGGGATTACGTTTAACATCTCCCGCTGTTCCTGAAGACTACTCTTGTCCCATATGTTTAACAAAAACAGCAGGACATCCTAAAAATGATAACTGTAACTGGACAATGGATGCCTGGGTACTGGATCATAATCATGATACTGGAAAATTCAGGGGATGGCTTTGTGCAAGATGTAACTCTGCCCTTGGGTGGCTCAAGGATGACATTGAAAATGTCAGGAGGGCTTTAAAATATCTGGAAGAAAATAAAGAAAGTGTTTGACATGCCTGTACATACATGGTACTATAAGAATATAATAAGAAAGGAGGTTGCTTTCACTGAAAAATTTAAATCAATTACGTTACAATCACAATGTTATTATCACAAAGGAGTAAAGTAAAATGAGTGTAATTTCTGGAGAAGCCTACTGGGCGCATGTTATCACCCCCAACACCAAGTTCAATCCTGACGGTGAGTGGAGTATAGAAGTCTGCAATCTTGACAAGGAGAATAAAAATATTGCAGAAACTGATGGTCTTACCATCAAGAACAAGGGCGATGAAAGAGGAGACTTCGTTACCCTGAAGCAGTATGCTCGCACCAAGGATGGTATGCCCAGGGCGATAGCAGTTAAGGATTCCAATCGTAATATCTTTCCTGCTGACAAGCGTGTGGGAAATGGTTCCAAGGTGAATGTGTCCTATTTTCCCAAGGAATATACTGTGTATGGTGGCGGCGTTAAGGGCTATCTTAATGCAGTTCAGGTAACAGACCTGATAGAATACAAGATGGATGACTTTGATGTGGTCCAGGGTGGTTATGTCAACAATGAAGCTGAAGATATTCCCTTCGCTTCTTAAATAACAAGGAGATGAAAGGTGAGTAGTTATTAATTCTTTAAGTTAAAAAAAAATCAAACTCCTGATTCTGTAAAGATTAATACTACTCACCTTCTTTTTAAATATGAAAAAAATTGATACTTTAGTTGAAGACATATACAGTTTGTTCTCTCTTGATCCAATTGATATGGATGAGGAAATAGTAGATCAGTATATAGATGACTTTGGGGAGATGTTAAAGACACACATCAAGGCCTTCATGTATGAGAAGCCAGCAACCAACGGAAGCTTGCGCTTGTCCATCATAGGGAAACCTGACAGACAGTTATGGTATGATATGAATACCATTAAAAAGGAAGACACTTTAAAGCCCAGCACCAGAATTAAATTTCTTTATGGATATATTCTGGAAGAGCTTCTGCTTTTATGTACTTCCATTTCAGGACATAAGGTTGAGCAGCAACAGAAGGAAGTTGAAGTAGAGGGAGTGGTAGGACATCAGGACGCTATCATTGATGGTGTTGTTGTTGATTGCAAGAGTGCATCTGGTAAAGGATTTGAAAAATTTAAAACCAATAACCTGGTAAACGATGACCCCTTTGGATACGTTGCCCAGATTTCTGCCTATGCTGAAGCCAACAATGCAGATGAAGCTGCCTTTCTGGTAATAGATAAATCAACCGGAGAGGTGTGTCTCTCTCCTCTACATTCGGTGGAGATGATCAATGCTGGCTCAAGGATTAAACATCTTAAAGAGATGGTTGCTGATCCTCAGTTACCTGACAGGTGCTATAATGCTGTTCCTGATGGGAAGTCTGGTAATCTTAAGCTTCCTGTTGGCTGTGTTTATTGTAGCCATAAGAGAGAGTGCTGGGCAGATGCTAACCAGGGGTATGGTCTTAGGGTCTTCCAGTATGCAAAAGGTAAAAGATATCTGGTGCAGGTTGGTAAGGAACCTGAAGTTCCTGAACTAGCAGCTTGGTAAAAATGCACTGGAAATATAACAAGAACCCTGATCTTGACCAGTTTGGCTTTGTCTACCTGATAACCAATCTAAAAACAGGCAAGGCCTACATTGGCTGTAAACAATATTTTAATTATAAAAAGGGAAAGAAGAAAGCGGAATCCAACTGGAAGTCTTATATGGGATCAAGTAAACATCTGCTTGAGGATATCAGGAAGACAGGCAAAAAACATTTTGCATTTGAAATTCTTGCTGAGTTTAAAAATAAAAGAAGCCTGAAATATTATGAATGTTATTATCAAATAAAATATAGTGTACTAACCAGAACTCTGGAGGGAACAGATGAAGCAGCCTTTTATAATAATTATGTAGGAGGAAAATTTTACAGACCTGTTCAGGAATATGTTGATCCCTACTAGTGTCTCACTAGGTTCCTTGTCTGAGTTTACAACAACTCCCCATCAAACATTATATCTGGCAGTTATATTACAGGCCATAGTGGATGTAACCAAACCTGTAATTAGGGGAGAACCTCCTAGTGTCACGCACCAAAGAAATGAAGCACACGCATGGTTTTCAGCTTCCATAGGAACTACCAGGGATGACTTTGAAATTATATGTTCCTATGCAGGACTGTCACCAACCAATGTCAGAACCTTTGCCTTAAGTATTATTGAATCAGGAGATACAGAAGATGTCAGAAGAAAATTTCAATCCCTCCTCTAATCCTTTAGATGAGCAGGTAGGGGGAGAGCATTATAAAAATTGTGGTATTCAACCAGTAGAATATATATATGCAAACAAGCTGGATTACTTTGAAGGGAATGTAATAAAATATATTACCAGACATAGAACCAAGAGTGAGGGAAGGAAGGATGTAGAAAAGGCAATACACTATGCCCAACTGATACTGGAATTATATTATCCTGATGAGAAAAAACAGGAAAAGTTATTTGATGACTTAATAGAGAGGGGGATACATGTTTAAATCAAATCGTAATCCACAGTTCAGATCCAAGTTCAGTGAAGATATATTTTATACCAAGTATTCTCATGAAGGAGCAGAGACTTTCCATGAGTTAGCCTGTACACTAGTGGAAGATGTATGTCAGGCTAACCTGAGTAAAGATGAGAAGGAAGCCCTGATAGATCACATATCAAATCTCAGGTTTCTACCTGGAGGCAGGTATCTTTACTATGCAGGAAGAGAGAAGAAGTTTTTTAACAACTGTTATCTCTTAAAGGCAGAGGAAGATACCAGAGAAGATTGGGCAGACCTGTCCTGGAAATCTGAATCATGTCTAATGACAGGTGGTGGTATTGGTGTGGACTATTCTGTGTATAGACCTGAAGGACAAACCCTGAAAGGTACAGGAGGTATTTCCTCTGGTCCCATACCCAAGATGGAGATGATTAACTCCATAGGACAGAAGGTTATACAGGGAGGTTCCAGAAGATCAGCCATCTATGCATCCCTCAACTGGAAGCATGATGATGTAGATCAATTTCTCATAACCAAGAACTGGTTTGATATGCCGGTGGGCAACACAGGAAAAACCTTGTTTGATATTAAGCAGGAAGACTTTAACTTTGCTGCACCCCTGGACATGACCAACATCTCTGTGAACTATGATACTGAATGGCTATTAAATTATTGGGAGAAAGGAGATCTGGGGCATGTCTTCAGGACTAATATACGGCAGGCTCTTAGGACAGGTGAACCAGGGTTCAGTTTTAACTTCTTTGAAAAGGAAAACGAGACACTTAGAAATGCATGTACTGAAGTTTCTAGTGAGGATGATAGTGATGTGTGTAATCTGGGGAGCCTTAATTTTGCCAGGATTGATGATCTTAATCAGTTGCAGGAAGTCGTTCAACTTGCCACCAAATTTCTTTTGTGTGGCACCTTACGAGCAGAGCTACCCTATGAAAAGGTGTATAAAATTAGAGAAAACAACAGGCGTTTAGGCCTGGGACTGATGGGGCTACATGAGTGGTTGATCCAGCGTGGTCACAAGTATGAGACTACACCAGAATTACATAGATGGTTCAAGGTATATGAAGCTGAGTCTAATAAGGTGGCCAGAAGCTTTGCCAATAAGCTAAACATTTCTGTACCTGTAGCTGTCAGGGCCATTGCTCCTACAGGAACCATTGGTATTCTGGGAGGAACTTCCACCGGTGTAGAACCTATCTTTGCTGTGGCCTTTAAAAGAAGGTATCTAAAAAATAAACGATGGCACTACCAGTATGTGGTTGATAGTGCTGCCCATGAAATGATTGAGCTTTATGGAGTGAAGCCTGATAGTATTGAATCTGCTCTTGATCTTGTAACCAACTATGAGCGCAGGTTAAACTTTCAGGCCAATGTACAGGAGTATGTGGATATGGCTATCTCTAGTACAATCAATCTTCCTGCATGGAATACTGAAAACAACAATGAAGGAAAGGTAGAGGACTTTGCCCAGACCCTGGCCAGGTATGCTCATAGACTTAGAGGATTTACCTGTTATCCTGATGGGTGTAGGGGAGGACAGCCCCTGACAACAGTTCCCTATCATGAGGCTGTTGAAAAACTTGGTGAAGAATTTGAAGATAATATACAGGCTCATGATATTTGTGAGATCAGTAAGGTGGGAGGGGTTTGTGGAAGTTAAGTCATATCTCCTTACTATAGTGGCAATAATTACAGTTCTGTTGGTAGCAGGAGTAGCAGTGATAGCAGTAATGGTAGCCGCTGCTCTGGTAAGATTTATGTTATGTTAATTTTTATCAGTATAAAAATACTTGCCAAACAGATAAAAGTATGGTATAATAAACTATGGAATGCCAATAGTGGGTTCCAAAACATCTTGCTTAATAAGGAGAAATATTATGAATGTACACCTTGAAGGTAATTGGAGAGTTCTTAGTAACCCCACTCTGTCTAATTTTCAGAGATGGGCA